GATTGCAGTTAGCGCGCCATTCACATTGTTGATAGCTGGAACTGCACCAGCCACAGCAGTCACGTTTGCGTCAATTCCAGCAACGGTGGTTACGTTTGCGTCGATGGTCGCAACCTTATTTACGTTTGTCGCGTTATTATTGACAGCATTAATAGCGGTTAATGCGCCAGCCACATTGTTTACATTTGCTATGTCGGTTGCGACTGCGCCAATCGTGTCTGAACCCGCCAAGTCTGTAGCAACAGTGCCTATGTCTGTAGCATCTCCAGCAACAGCGGTAACGCTGGCTGTAATACCTGCGACTGCGTTTATGTTAGGAATAGCTCCTGCAACCGCACCGATGTTGTTTGAACCAGTGATGTCGGTGTTGATGTTTGTAATTTCAGTAAGTTTGGCCTCGACGTTATTAACCTTAGCTATGTCACTGGCTACGTTATTAACATTACCAATCGAACCAGCAACAAGATTGATGTTTGTTATACCAGTGGCGACTGTCGTAACAGGCGCGTTGGTAGCGTAATACTTGGCTGAGAAATCACTTGAGTTACCTACAGCCCCAGACGTCTTAGTTGCCCAGTCTTTTGCCGAGCCATCAGTGGTGTCCACGCCCGTGCCGCCAATAGCCCAAGCCTTGGCCGAGTATTCACTGCCTGTTATCGCGCCGTCTACTTTATTGGCGTAGTCAGCAACAATCGCTCCGTTAATAATTTTCTGGAACTTGGCTAGGTCTGGTGTTGCGTTGCTAGACGTATGCGCCACGGTACAAACAAACGTGTCTTGACCCTGGGTGACAATATCCAAAACCTTGTAGGCAGTAGAGGTCGCGTATGAACCGCGCCCATTAAATATCTCTACACCTGTTTCTACAAACGCGTTAGCTGTGCCAACTCGGACTTCGAGTTTATTGTTGTCGGCAACATCCACTTGGAACGTAAAGATGGTTGGGTCAAACAGGCCGTCACTGCTTTTGAAGATGTCGCCTAGCAATGCGCTGAGTTGGCGTCCGCCAATCTCTGCGTTCTCCATGTAGGTATCGAGTACATGCTCTCCAGTATTAACTGAGACGAACCTAAGCTGTTCACCTGTGGGACGTGTAATAGCCATTATAGCCTCCCTTTAAGATTGGTGACTTCTATCTCTAGCTCACGAACCCTTGCCTGTAGTTGCGCTATGATTTGGGCATTAGTCGAACCCCACTCAAGCTGGTTGTAATTTGTTTGTTCAAAAACAGCCTTTACATACTCCGCAGTTTTAGCGGGTACATCGACCTCTAGTGCCTTGGCCTTATCGTTGAGAATTTCAGTGGTCATCTTATCCTGCCTCCCTCATAGGAACTAAGTTCCCTTTAGAAACTTCATCTTGAATTTGCTCGCTAGGCTGAACAGATGCACCGCGCATTTTTTCCATCATAGCCAACTGCTGGCTGGGGGTTGCTCCCTGCTGACGCTCTTCTTCTGAAATGCGGAATTGGTCTAGGTCTGAAATGCCCAAAGCACGTATGGCTTCTTCTGCAATCTTGCCCATCTTGTATTCCATGTTCAGCCCAGTCTGGGACATAATTTGCAACATGTTCATCCACGTCTCAGCATTGCGGGTCGGCTCGACTGGCAACGTGCCGTCGATAACCAAGTAATCCACTTTGCCTTGGAGGTCGTTCTGATTGAAATCAATGTATCCATCTTCAACCATATCGGCCAATTGGCTCGGCATCTTGTCTGGGTCAATCTTGATAGAGCCGTCAATTTCTACAGCGTCTTGGATATTCGATACCATCATGCGAACCATGGGACGTATGGTTGTTGCAGATATAACACGACTAAGCACTCCTAGACGTTGTGAACCTAACTGGGTGAGACGTTGTATCTCCGTCGCAGTCCGCACGTCTGGCGTCGGCATACCTTGTTGTGCGTCTGACGCACTTGAGACGCGTTGTTTAAGCTCAGACATAGCAGTAATGTCGTTCCAATGTCCGCGAGTTACGTCTGGAACCTGAGCTATAAACACACCGTCTCCAGGCTTGGAGCCTGGCATCGTTCTGACAACACCCCATGGGTTGCGGTCAATCAAGTCTGGAACCATAACTTGCGTTGGGTCTACAAAGATTAGATTGTTTAGCGCGGCCTGCACGTTGTCGATACGGCTACGGAGCAACCAAGTGGCAATGTCGTGCATTGGGAGCATAAGGTCATACAAAGACTGACCCCAGGTCTTATGGCTATCGTTATACAGTCCACCCATAACAACAGGGAACTGACGTCCATAGGGGTTCAATTGCATGCGAATACATACATTCTCGTCGAGAATAGTTACAACCATCCAGACTTGGTCAATACCAGGTATGCCAATCTCATGGCCCGCAAACCTGACCCAACACTCATCGGTGACGCGCGCATCGCCTAGCGTAAAGTAAGCATGGTCCATACGCTCGCGTTGATTTGGGGCGGCAGGGTCTATGTTTAGGCCTCTGCCCTCTTCTTTGTGCCAACGGTGTGCATCCCAAGAGTTGCGCGGTGGCGCAATCTTGTGGCGAAGTGATGGATGCTTTTGTAATTTCGGATATAGCTTACTGCTCGCCAACGTATTGTATGAGACGTAATCGGTAAACACGACGTACTGCCATTGCTCCCAGTCACCCCACGATACCCGTGGGTCTGGGAAACAACGTCTTGGGTCAAAGTTTACAATGCGGTTTTGGTTCTGCCCTGCATCCCAAACAATTTTTGTCGGGGCAAAACCATAACGAATTGAGTCAAGAAGCATCTGCGCAATCTTGGCTTCGCCCGCAGTCCTCCGCATCTGGCTGTGCAAGACGCGCTCAAGGATGCTGGACACTTTACGACTAGAACGATTCAAGCCCTCAAGTTGGAACATGGGGTTACGTCCGCCAAGAGCCGCCATCAAGTAAGTCAGCACCGTGTCTGCTACAGCGCGAGTGTCAGCGATTACTGCTTTTTCACGGAACTGTGTAGCGTCTGGTGGGACATAAACATCGTGCGCCCTGTCCGCCTCTTGCCAATGGTCATATCTTTTTTTAATTTTATGGTACGACATGTCCACGCAGGACTTTACATAATCTACAATCCTGCGTTCTTCATCTTCCGTCAGGTCGTCGGAAATGTCTTCATAAGATGTTAGCTTCTCTGCCAGACGGGACAAATTAACAATTTGTCCGTCAGTCGGTGAGAAAGCATAATCAGCGCTATATAATTTTTCATCAGCCATGTTGAACACTTTGCCTCAAAAGTTAGTTTTGGTCGTCCCGACAGGTGTTATTCACCCCACCCTTTAAATATAGAACTACCTAATTTAGACGACAGGCTGTCTTTCGCCCTTGTTACATCCTGAAGTAAGGAGTTGCCCATAGTTAAAGAGCCGAACACTGTTTCAGGGGTGACAGCCTGTCTACTAAGAATATCTACTGCCATAGATAATGCGTCCACTTGGTCGTCATGTCGTCCGCTTGGGAACGAAACACACTCGTCCACAAACGTATCTAACCAGGGAGCGCTCTGCGGCAGATACACTCTGCCGCCCTGTATCATTGGCGTGATACTATTCACACGAGACACCTTGTCTGACTGAACCTTGTAGGGAACAACCGCCATGCCTGACTCACGCCGTAAGTCTTGAATGATGGATTGGCCAGATGCCTTATCTTCAATATATATAGCGCGCAACCCACTGCCTCTCCACACTGCGTTTATAGAAATAAGACGCTGTCGTAACTCTGGGAAGTCCCACCTGCCACGATGCACGTCTACTACATATATATCGCCATCTTGAGAAAGGCCTGCCACCACAGCTACGCTGTAGTCTGCTGTTTCAGTTTTCTTAAACGCAGTATCGGCCGCAATAATAAGCGTCTGAAACTTTTTAGGGTTCAAGTCTTCTGGGTAGTAGCGCCACCACTCTGACTTCAATATATTGCCGCCCTCGATATACGGTTTTTGCTGATAGAGCGAAGCAAAGTCTCTGGGGTTTAGACGCTCACGTCTACGCAACTCTTCAAGAGGAAATCTTTCTGGCCATAACGCTACTTCAGTCTCTTCTGATACGTACCGTTTGGCTGGCGCTAAGTTTGATAACTCCCCAGACTCCACATACATTGGGTGGTCTTTAGCAAGATTTCTTCTGCTTACCTTTTTACCCCCTACCTTTTTAATGGCTGGGTAATCAAGGTGCATCCACATACCCTCTTTCCAGTCTTGCGTCTCCATGAGACGCCCAGCTAGGTCGTCTGGATGCCACCTAGTAAGAATAACAATCTGACTTGGGAGTCGCCCTTGCTTATCTGGCTGTAGTCGAGTTGATAGGGCCGCAGTATAGAAGTCCCATATCTTATTACGCTGGGTTGCGGACTCAGCGTCCTCACGAGACTTAACTGGGTCATCAACTATAAGAAGATTAGCGGGACGACCTGTGGTCGTGCCGCCTATACCCACGCCAAAGTAAGCTCCGCCCATTTCTGTACGCCAAACATCTGCCGCTCGACTGTCGCTGGCCATGGTAAAGTCAGGGAACGCCTGTTGAACTTCTACACCGCTAGACGTATCGCGGACTTGCCTACCAAAATCGCTGGCCAGCATCGCATTGTAAGAGCATGACAAGATATATCGCTCTGGGTTCTTGGCCATATAGTAAGCAGGAAACAATACGGTGGAGAATGTGGACTTAGCGTGTCGAGGTGGCATGGTCACTAGTAGGTTTCTGGCCTTACGCCCGTCCGCGTCCTCCAGTATTCCGCGTTCAAGCAAATCCAACTTCTTGATTAGGTCTAATTGAAAGTCGGCCAGGTCGAAGTCGGGGTGTATTAGTTTAACAAACCCAAGAAACGAGTTTTCTGCATCTTTAATCTTTAGTAGATGCTTTGCCGCTTCTTTTCTGGAAATGCTCACCGCTTAAATCCCTTCTTCAAAACGCGAGACCCCTTTATCTCATTGGCAACGGCCTTATCGTGGATAGAGTCGGCCATAATCTTAAAGAAGTGGTCCATAATCGCCTCTTGTTTGCGGTGTTCTGGGACACCGTCCAGGCTTAGTTCATTCATCGCGCTTGCGAACGACTTCAATGTCTTGTTCGATATCAGCGCGTCCTTCTGCGGGTTCGATACTAGTCCCTTTTCTTTCGTCATCTTCTATTCCTTCTGGTTCTACGTCGATTATGTCCTCTACCCCAGATGCAATCGCCTCTAATTCTGTGCGTGACATCTCGGTTAGGGACTTATGGCTGTGTTCATGCTGGTGATATGAGGCAGATAGGTCTGGTATTACCTTATTTAGCAGGTTTGAGAACACTCTCGCCTGTGTTGGCGACCATTCTCTGTGTCCTTTTAGCACTTCATCAGCCATTACAATGTGGTTTGACATGTTTTTCGCAATTTGACCACGCAATTTTGCTACCTGATTAGGCGATAAAGCCAACTGACCAGTGGCAGTTTGTACAGTTACGCTGTTTGTAAACTTAGCTCGTGCCATTTTTTCTCCTGACGTTTTGAAATTTGCTCGCGAGTCGAGAGGGGTCGGTGACGTGCCACCGCGCGCGGCGGCGGCGGTCGGCGGGATGCCCCCGCCCCCCACTCAGGCGACACACATGCGACACACCCCCGCGGAAACTCGTGCAAAACTGCGGTTTTCGCTCCCCTACTAGGGGAATTTCGCGCTCGCACGTTTTGGAGTGGCTCCCAACGCGCGCAACCGATACCTCGTGTGAAGCAATCTGAATCATTTCAAGAGTTTACGTGTACGCGTCACGCGCGTCGTCCGCCTGCGCACATCCCCAAGGGGGTTAGGGGTTTTGTGGTGGAGGCAAAGGCTTCCATGGGCAATTCCGCCCGCATGTACGAAGGAGAAATCACATGTACACACAAGTAAGCATCAAGAACATCGCGCAAGGCGTGAACGACAACCCCGCAACTCGCGCGGACGCAATCGCAGAAATGCAAAAACGCGTCACACGCGACGAGGCCAAGCTCGCGCAAACGGGCAAGGGCGAGGGCAAGCTCGCACGTGAGCGGAAATTCCTCGCGCAACTCGAATCGGGCGGCGCGTTGGACGCCAAGGCCGCTTTCGAGCGCGAGTTGACAAAACCCGCGCCCGTTGAGCTTCCCGCCGAACAGCCCAAGGTCACGCAACGTGCGATGCTCGACGCAATGCGCGAGGCTGACCCCGAAGCGCTGGCTGTCGCGTTCGCGTTGCTCAAAGCCTAACGCGCTCGCATCTGACCCCTGCCGCAGAAATGCGGTAGGGGTTTTTTTTGTGCGTTTTTGTCGTTCGCACAGGAGAACAACACAAACACCAACGACAACACAAACAGCCGAAGGAGAAATCACATGGCTAAATTAACACCAATACTCGACCACGAAGTCACTCAAGACAACGACGCAACACTGTGGGAAGACATCCAAGCGTTGGACTATCCAGCAACGGACGCCGACCCCAACACAGTGTGGGCGTTTGTCATGTTCAATCAACCACGTCTCGCGGGGGTGAACAACGATGAGTAAATCAATCGACGAACTTATGCGTGAAGACGCGGAAGGCAAGGATTTATATTCCGAAACATTCCGCGCATATCAACAACGTCTCAAACGCGAGCGTGCTGACAGGTTCGTGATGCACACCTGCATTGTGCTTATCAGCTTCGTGATTGGGTTCGTGTTGGGCGTTGCCGTATGAGCAACACCCACAGGTTCACTCCCAGACTAACCAACGGGAGACGACTTGAGTGCCTGTTGTCGGACAACGACAACAGGCGCATCAAGCGTGGCGACTGGCAAGCCACTGTCACAGACCTCAACACAGGTCTGCAACTCAACGTCGAAGGTGCTGATTGCAACCTGCCAGGTTGCAAGTGCGATGCTGTTGTAATCAACACAGACGACTACATCAAACATGAGAGAGGTAAACATGACTAAATACAAAGTTTCGTTTCACACTTGGTATGAACTTGAGGCCGATGACGACGAGGAGGCTTTTGAAGACGCTTTCGACATGCTTGGTTCAGGCAATCTTGATGAAGGTTGGGACTACACCATCGAGAAAGTTGTCGAGCAAGACAACAACCCACACGAGCCTGAAATAAAGCACGACTTCTTCCTGCTTGCGTTGGGCAACTTCGTCTGCGAGACACCACCGCTGGATATACGCGAGTGGCCTGATGAAAAGGCCGACGCGTGGATTGAGGAACATGCGTGGCAACCCTTTGAGAACTGGTCAGCCAGAGATATATGGCGTGAGGCGTTCGACCTTGAACGCCAATTCGATGCTGTCAAAGACAAGTTGCTCGCCAACGCAAACACGACGAAGGAGTTGGCCAATGCTGAAGTCGGAGTTTGAGACAGTGTGGTATGCGCTCCACGGCTTTCGTGAAGATTGCATACCCGAAGGCGACCCAATGTATGACGAACAATGGGACGCAATATGCGGGTCAATGGCGCGCATTATGGAAACAGTTGGTATTAAACATGAGGAGTTAGACGAATGACACAATTTACATCACATGGGGTGACGTTCTACGAACACCCGACACTTGGCGACGGGCATCCGCTACTCGTGAAGAAAGGCGACGAGTATTACATGACTAACTTGTTCGATGCACCAGCAAGCAAGGAGGAAGCACTGGACGAATACGAATCCGCAACCATCCCAGTCAAGGTTTTGGCTGAGATTGACGACATGCTTTTTGAAATCAACATAGGAGATGAAACAGATGGCTAGAGTATTAATCGGATGCGAAACGTCAGGCATTGTGCGCGAGGCGTTTCTGGAATACGGGCATGACGCATGGTCTTGCGATGTTCTGCCAAGTGATATGCAGACTAACAGGCACTTCCAAGCAGACGTGCGAGACGTAATGCGTGACTACGAATGGGACATGTTGTTCGTTGCCCATCCGCCTTGCACGCGGCTGTGCAACAGCGGAGTTCGGTGGCTTCACAAACCACCACCTGGGCGTTGCATCCACGAAATGTGGCGAGAGTTGGACGAAGGCGCTGAGTTGTTCAGTGATGTGTGGAACGCAAACATTCCGCATGTCGCTGTTGAGAACCCTGTCATGCACAAGTATGCCAAGGAACGCATACGCAACTACGAACCATTCGCCCAATCAATACAGCCATGGGAGTTTGAGACGCTAGAAACTGGTGAGGACAACGTAAAGAAACGCACTTGCCTGTGGCTACGCAACCTACCCAAGCTCGAACGCACTGGGACACTTGATGGCAAAACAGCCAGAGCAGATGTTCACAATGCACCGCCAAGCAAAGACCGATGGAAGATACGAAGTCGGTTCTACCACGGCATTGCCTTGGCAATGGCCAATCAATGGGGACAACACGTGCAGGGAGCAGTTTCCTAACACGCCCAAGCACGCCCACCCACATCCCCAAAGGGGATAGGGGTTCTAAATGTGGAGGATTGGATACCTTTGGGTGTCCTTCCTTGCATAAAGGTGTCTCGAATACTTGACACCACCACCCGAACGGCGTAATCATACAACTATGGTTGTGTGTTACGTCAACTCTAACTTAACTCAAATGAGGTAAAACTATGGAAAA